ACTCTTTAAAAGTTGTTTTAGTAGATTCAAACACATTTGCAACTACCGCAGTTACTCCTAATATTACGGGACAATTTGATAGTTCTCCAGGAACGTCAACATATGCAAGTTCAGTTGGCGCAACCAATGATGAAGTTCACGTTCTTGTGATTGACGAAGACGGAGCATGGTCTGGCGGTACACGCAACGCAGTATTAGAAAAATTTGCATTTTTGTCAAAAGCATCAGATGCTAAGAACACAAATGGATCTTCTAATTACTATAAAGATGTAATTAATTTGTCTTCAGAATATGTTTGGTCTATAGATCATCCAACGGGCATGACCTCAGGTGCAAACGCGTGGGGAACTGCAGCAATAGCAGGTAAGGCATTTACTTCTTTATCTACAGGTGTAGCAGCATCTTTATCGCTAGGTGTTTCTGCAGAGACTAGCATAACTAATGGCAATGTTATTGCCGGATTTGATTTATTCTCCAATGACGAACAGTACGATGTTAGTTTAATTCCTGCAGGCCCATGGAGTAACTCTACAGTTGTTAGTAGTTTAGTGGCCCTTGCAGAAGACAGAAAAGATTGTATGGTATTCTTATCACCTGAGTTATCAGATGTGGTAGGCGTTACTCCTGCTCAGCAACCAATTAATGTTGTAGATTATAGAAATAATCAAATCTCTGTAAATTCTAGCTATGCTGAAATAGATTCCGGATGGAAATATCAGTATGACCGTTACAATGACAAATATCGTTGGGTCCCATTAAATGGCGACGTTGCTGGTTTATGCGCAAGAACAGATTTTGTAGCAGATCCATGGTTCAGCCCTAGTGGTTATAATCGTGGCCAAATTAGAAATGTTGTTAAATTAGCATATAGCCCAGGTAAAACTGACAGAGATACGTTATACAAAGCAGGTATCAATCCTGTAGTAACATTCCCTGGACAAGGTACTATATTGTTTGGTGACAAAACAATGCAAGCTAAACCAAGCGCATTTGATAGAATCAATGTTCGTAGATTGTTTATCGTGTTGGAAAAAGCAGTTGCTACAGCCGCAAAATTCCAGTTGTTTGAATTTAACGATCAATTCACACGTGCTCAATTTAGAAATTTAGTTGAACCATTCTTAAGAGATGTTCAGGGTCGTCGCGGTATTACAGACTTCAAAGTTGTTTGTGACGAAACAAACAATACTGGCGACGTGATTGATAGAAATGAATTTAGAGCTGACATTTTTGTTAAGCCTGCTCGTTCTATTAACTTTATAACATTGACATTTGTTGCCACTAGATCGAGTATTTCTTTTGAAGAGCTCGGCGCTTAATACCGGAGAAAATAAATGAGCAATTTTAGAATAGATCAATTTAAAACGCAACTAAAGGGCGGCGGTGCTCGTCCTAATCAATTCCAAGTTAGAATTGGGTTTCCGGCGTATGTTCAAAACGACAGACAACTATTAGAATCTAGTAGTTTCTTAGTTACAGTAGCAGAACTTCCAGGCCAGACTATAGGTACCACTCCGGTATTTTATAGAGGTAGGGAAGTTAAACTGGCTGGCGATAAAGTATTCGCACCTTTCCAATGCACAATTTTAAACGACACAGATTTTAAACTAAGAAATGGTATAGAAGAGTGGATGAATGGAATTGAAAACATGGGACTAAAAACTGGTTTTACTAATCCTACTGCATATCAGTCAATCATTGATGTTATGCAATTGGATAGAAATGGTGCAACTTTAAGATCATATAAAATGCTAGGTGCATTTCCAGTGGATATTTCTCCTGTTGGATTAGACTTTAGCGCAAATGATCAGCTATCTACATTTACAGTTTCATTCCAATACCAGCATTTTGAGTATGGTCTAAGAGCAGCTGATAGTGTAGCCGCTTCCACACTACTAGCAGGTGCAGTACTTGGATTGAATGTTTAATTTTTTGGAATTTAAATAATGGCAATTAATTTGTTTGGCTATACAATTAGTCGTGACGATGTAAATGATATTAACAAGGTGGCGCGGAATCAATCTTTCGTGCCACCTGTTACTGATGATGGAACAGCAACCGTACAGGGAGGTGGCTATTTTGGCACTTATCTCAATATGGATGCTACCGCAAAGTCTGAATCTGAGTTAATTACTCGATACAGAGAAGCATCTATGTATGCTGATTGTTCTAGTGCAATTGATGAAATTGTAACTGAAGCAATTGCAGCAGTTGAAGATGAAGCCGCAGTACAAATTAATATTGATGGATTAAATTTACCCGACAACATTAAAACCGCAATTACGGAACAGTTTAATACTGTTGTGCGATTGTTGGATTTTAATATGAAGGGCTTTGATATATTCCGCAGTTGGTATATTGACGGAAGAATATATTATCAAAAAATTATTGATACTAAGACCCCTAAAAAGGGAATCTTAGAATTAAGAAAAATTGACCCAAGAAAGATTCGTAAAGTCCGAGAAGTTAAAAAGGATAAGGATCAAAAAACGGGTGTTGATTTAATTAAGTCAATTGAAGAATATTTTATCTATAGCGAAAAAGGGATTAACTATAATCCCAATTATCAAACTTCAGTTTCTGGTACAAATCAGGGACTAAAAGTTGCTGTAGATTCTATAACATATGTTCCTTCTGGGTTAAATGATTCAGAACAAAATGTAGTTTTAAGTTACTTACATAAGGCTATTAAGCCGGTTAACCAACTTAAAATGATGGAAGACGCGTTAGTCATTTATAGACTTGCTCGTGCTCCAGAACGAAGAATATTTTATATTGATGTAGGTAATTTACCTAAATTGAAAGCTGAGCAATATTTAAAAGATATTATGGCTCGCTATAGAAACAAGATTGTTTATGATTCTGCTACCGGCGAAATCAGAGATGACCGTAAATTTATGTCAATGTTGGAAGACTTTTGGTTGCCTCGTAGAGAAGGCGGCAGAGGTACTGAAATTACTACTTTGCCAGGTGGTGAAAACTTAGGTCAAATTGAAGACATAGTTTATTTTCAGAATAAGTTATATCAGGCATTGAATGTTCCTTTATCAAGAATGCAACCTCAACAGGGTATTTCATTTGGTAGAGCAACAGAGATTACTAGAGATGAATTAAAGTTTGCTAAATTTGTTGGCAGACTGCGTAAGAAGTTTAGTGAACTATTTAATGATGTTCTTAAAACACAACTAATCTTAACAGGTGTTATAACCGACCAAGATTGGGATGATATTAAAGAAAAAATACAATATAAGTTTGCACAAGATCAATATTTTGAGGAAATGAAAAATTCTGAGAATCTTCGTAACCGCGTAGATATTATTAATCAGATGCAACCATATGTTGGTACTTATTTTAGTAAACAATATATAATGAAAAATGTGTTAAGAATGACTGATGAAGAAATTGGGCAGATGGAAGAACAGATTGAATCTGAACCTTCACCTACATTGGGCGCTGACGGGCAACCTTTAGATGCTATAAATAATCAACAGTAAGGAAAATTATGGAAACTACAGCAACGCTTAAAAACATGGTAGATGATATTTTAGCTGATCGTTCAAACGATGCAGTTAATCAATTTAATGCGGCAATGGGATTTAAATTATCTACTGCGTTAGATGCAAAGAAACAAGAAATCGCAGCTTCAATCGGACAAAAAGAAGAAGAAAATGAAGAAGTTTAACAATCTTAGAGATGAGACACTTGAGGAAAAACTCAAGTCGTCTGATCCTGCGGGGAAATATATTAGCGATTTTGTACATTCGGATAATCCTAAGTTTGCCGGCAAATCTAAGAAAGAGCGCATTAGAATGGCACTCGGTGCATCCTATGCTGCCAAGAAAGCTAATGAAGAAGTTGAGCAAATTGATGAAATTTCGACAAAGACTTTAGCTAAAGCGGCTAAATCAGCATCTGATCCTGACTCTGATTATTACTATGGTAAATCTCACGATCCTCAGAAGTTTGCAGACCATGCTAAAAAGACTAAGGATGCAAAATCTGCGGCCGCAGTTCAAGGTGCCGCTGATGCTAAAAGTCACTATGCAAGACCAGGTCATACACTTGGAAGTTATGATAAACTTGCACACAGAACTCCTGCTCGTGTAACTAGCACCGGAAAAGCAAATAAACAAGATGTTAAAACTTTAAAAGGTAACATCCAAAGAAATGAAGAAGTTACAACAACTCGCGAAGATCCGTTAGTAGTTACAAAAGACTCAGAAGGTAATATTCATACCCACGCTAATTTATCTGTTGCCAATGCTATTCATGGTACAGATGTTAAGCATCAAGCTATTCATACTGGTATGCCAGTACAAGCAGGTAAGTTTACATTTGAGTTATCAAAACATCACGCTTCAGCAGTTAAAGAAGCCAAAGAAAAAACAGAATATGATTACGAAGGCGACATGGCCCGTGGTCAATTACAAAGTATTATCATGAATGCTCAAAGAGTGCATGATATGCTAGAAGACAACGATAATCTTCCTGAGTGGGTTCAGTCAAAAATTACTCTCGCAGAAGATTATATTTCAACTGTTTCAAACTATATGTCAAGTGAAATAGATGAGATGAATTTACCTTTTGGTTCACAGGATAAAAAACCTGCTCCTGCATCAGCTAAATTAGCAGATATGAAAAAATATTTTGCAACTAATGATAAAGATCAGATGAAGCAAAAAATTACAGGAAAAAAATTCCGCGATATGTCTGAATATGAGTCATGGATGAAATCAAAAGGCGCAATGCAAGTTGCATCATTTCAACCAGACGGCGAACATACTTTAGATGAATTATCAAAAGATACTTTACAAAATTATAAAGTAGCCGGGCATAAGAAATTTGATAGCATACGAAATAATACTGATTCCAATTCAATGGCTAAAAAAGCCAAATTAGAAAAGGGTATTAAAACAGCTACCGCAAAACAATATCCAAAACCTGCAAGTACACCTGTTCCAAAAGCAGATCCCAATAGCAGAGGATATGAAAAAGGTCGTTATATGGGTGATAGCGTTGAACAAGATGATGAAAATC